AAAATTTTAAGCGATGCAGTAGATGAAGTACTGGCTCCTGCAGCTACAAAAATAAAAAGACATCCAACTGTTACAGAAATTTCAAAACGCACAGGAAAATCAGAAGATGAGGTTGAAGAGATCATTATTGATTATCTTAATGAGGGGTACGAAGCAGGTAGCCCTAAAAGAATGCAGTATGGTGATACGGAAAGACTTGGACATTTTTTAGACGTTACTGATAAAAGACCAGGAGGTACTTCTGGACTTATGAGTGAAATAGAAGAGTTTGATATAATGAGTGATGTTAAAGCATCCGTGAATGAGCAGGTCGGAAAAATGGCGGATGAAAGAGCTGAATTAGAAGCAAAACAATCTAGAACTACAGCATATGAAACTGAAGTGATGAAAACTCTTAACGATAACAAAGCAAAAATAATAGCACTAAGAGAAGCAGGTAAACACGAAGAAGCGGATCAACTACTAGAGGTAACAAAAAAAGCAGTTGAAGCAATAAGGTCCGAAGAAGTAGGTCCGAATGAGCTATTAGATATTTTTCCTTTTGATCCAAATAAACCAAAACATGCAAAAGGTGGCCGTGTAGGTTATGCAGAAGGAGATCCTGAAGGTGTTCAATCAATGCACGAGATGACACAAAAAGAAAGATTAAAGTGGATGGAAAAACTTGAAAGAATGAAAAGAGCAAGGTTGATGCAAATGGAAGAAGAAAAACCAGGTTTTATAAGGAAACACTTAAATATGTTAAATCCTTGGGACAAAGACCCTACGGGAGAGCAAGCTATTAGTGGTACAAAATCTCTCTATGACGAGCGCCTAAGTGGAATGAAGATACAACATAGAAAAGAACAAATGGATGAATACCTGAGGTTATTAGAAGAACCAAAAACGTTTGAAGCTAAAGCAGGCGGACGTGTTAAGTATGCAGAAGGAGATCCAAAAGGAGTTGATAAAAAAGGTGTAACCAGAAGAGGTTTCTTAAAAGGAGCGGGTGGACTTGGAATTATGGCAATGATTCCTGGTTTCCTTAAAAAAGCAATGGTTGGTAAAACAGCAGCTACAGCAACTAAAGCGATACCTGTTGTAGAGGGAATGCCTAATTGGTTTCCTGCTCTTGTAAATACAATTAGAACAAAAGGTAAAGTAGTTAGAAAACCAGACTACAAAGATTTTACAAGCGGTGGAGATACAGAAATTAAATATATTCTTGAAGATAAAAGTTTACCAGAAGGTAGAATAGTTATGTACGAAGATGAAGCAACTGGTGCTGTTAGTATTAGCGGTCGGGGAGATGAATTTCAACAAGCAACATTAGATTATTATCCAGGAGAAAACCAAGTTAGAACCAATCAACTAGGACAACGCGGAGTAGTTACAGAAAAACCTACTTTTGAAGCGGGTGAGTTTGCAAAAGGGGAATCTAGAGATGTTGAAAACTTTGGTGGCATAGATGATATGCGTGGGGGTTTAACTTCTTGGGAAAAATTAGCAACTGGTACAGATGATCAGTTGAAAAAAGTAGCAGAAGAGTTTAAAAAGATGCAAAAGAATCCAAACATCATAGATGATATGGCAGAAGGTGGTAGAGTAGGATATGGTAATGGGGGCGGCGTTGGAACATTATTTAGAAGGAGAGTATAATGGCTATTGAAAAAAATACGTTTGATGCAACAAGGACAACAGTTAAAGCTCCTGGTAAACAGGAACAGATCCAAGATTTGCAAGAAACTTTATCACAACAATCTCAAGAACCAATTGAGATAACACAAACAGAAGATGGTGGAGCAGAAATTAATTTTGATCCCAATGCTGTTGTTGGACAAGGTGGACAAACTCACGAAGAAAATTTAGCAGAGTTTTTAGACGACCAAGTACTAGCAGAGATTGGTTCAGAGATAATAGAAAATCATTCTGAATATAAATCTACGCGGTCCGAGTGGGAAGATACATACACAAAAGGTTTAGACCTACTTGGTTTTAAATACGAGAATAGATCAGAACCATTCCAAGGTGCAAGTGGTGCAACACACCCTGTACTTGCAGAAGCGGTTACTCAGTTTCAAGCATTAGCTTATAAAGAATTATTACCTGCAGGTGGACCTGTAAGAACTCAGATAATTGGTTCAGTTAACCAAGCAAAAGAACAACAGTCAGAACGTGTAAAAGAATTCATGAATTATCAACTTATGGTTGAGATGAAAGAATACGAACCTGAGTTTGATCAAATGTTATTTAATTTACCACTATCAGGTTCTACATTTAAAAAAGTTTACTTTGATTCAGTATTAAATCGTTGCGTATCTAAATATGTTCCAGCAGAGGATTTATATGTTCCTTATTCTTCTTCTTCACTTGAAGATGCTGATTCTATTATTCATGCAATTAAGATGACAGAAAATGATGTTTTAAAATATCAGTTATCTGGTTTCTATAAAGACATTGATCTTGCAGGGGCTGGTTATAACCCTACAGAAGTGGAAGAGAAAAAAGATGAAATCTCTGGAAGAGCCACAAGCAACAACGATGAGATATACACACTACTTGAAGCACACTGCGATCTTGACATTGATGGATTCAATGACGTGGGACAAGACGGAGAACCAACAGGACTTAAACTTCCATACATAGTAACAGTGGAAGAAGGAACTGGAACCGTTCTTGCTATTCGCAGAAACTTCAACGCACAAGATCCACTAAAAAAGAGAAGAGATTATTTTGTGCATTTCAAATTTCTACCAGGATTAGGCTTCTATGGATTTGGCTTAATTCACATGATCGGCGGCTTGTCAAGAACTGCAACTGCAGCATTGCGACAACTTTTAGACGCCGGCACCTTGTCAAACTTACCAGCCGGATTCAAGATGCGTGGCATCAGAGTTCGTGATGAAGCTCAACCGTTGCAGCCGGGCGAGTTTCGTGATGTTGATGCCCCTGGTGGAAACCTTAAAGACGCGTTCATGCCTTTACCATTCAAAGGTCCAGACGATACGTTGTTACAGTTAATGGGAGTTGTTGTTCAAGCCGGTCAACGGTTCGCGAGCATCGCTGATATGCAAGTTGGTGACGGGAATCAATCTGCAGCAGTAGGCACGACAGTCGCATTATTGGAACGCGGATCGCGGGTTATGAGTGCGATTCATAAAAGATTGTATCAAGCAATGAAATGTGAATTCATGTTACTTGCTAATACATTCAAAACTTATATGCCACCAGTTTACCCATATGACGTAGTTGGTGGACAAAGAGAAATTAAACAAACAGACTTTGATGATAAGATAGATATTGTTCCAATAGCTGATCCAAATATCTTTTCACAAACACAAAGAATTTCAGTTGCACAAACGCAATTACAATTAGCAATGTCTAATCCTAAAATGCATAATTTGTATCAAGCATATCGAGATATGTACGAAGCATTAGGAATAAAAGATATAGATTTAATTCTTAAAAAGAAAAAACAACCACAACCTATGGACCCAGCCACAGAAAATATGATGGCATTAGCAGGTGAAGAGATTAAAGCGTTTCCGGGGCAAGATCACCAAGCTCACATGGATGCACACTTAAGTTTCATGGGTACAATGATTGTTAGAACTAATCCTCAAGTACTAGGAGTATTGCAAAAAAATATACTTGAACACATAACTTTAATGGCTCAAGAGCAAGTTCAGCTAGAATTTAAGGAAGAATTAGAAGAATTACAGAAAATGCAGCAACAAGTTGCTCCGATGATGCAACAAATGCAGCAAAATCCACAAATGGCGCAACAAATGCAGCAAAATCCACAAATGATGGCGGCACAACAGAAAATTCAGCAAACTCAGACCAAAATTGAGGCTAGAAAGGCCCAATTAATCGCTGAAACGATGGCTGAGTACCTTGAAGAAGAGAAAAAAGTGCTAAATCAGATCGATAGTGACCCATTATTGAAATTAAAGAATGATGAAATCCAATTAAAGGCTAAAAAAGAGCAAAGAGAGCAAGAAGAAGGCGAAACTAAGGCCGAAATGGATGCATTGAAGCTAATTCAGGGTCAAAAACAGTTTGACGATAAATTAGAGCAAGATGACGAACATCAAAAGCTTAGAGCTTCAGTTTCACTTGCAAAAGACGGAATAAAGAGCATGCAAGCAACTATTAAGGAAAGTAAGTAATGCACCCACTAGCACAACTATATATGAGGCAAGGAGCTGCTCAAGGCGGACGTATAGGTTTTTATGAAGGCGGCGGTGGCGGTTTAGGTATTGGTCCTGGAAGTCATAGTGATCAAGGACAGTATGGAGGCCCTGACGGAGGAGGACACCATGCAAACGACCCAAACCAAGGTTTTGGTCCTTCTTATGGAGCACCTGATTCTTCTGCATCATCAGATTCAGATAAAGGTGATGATGATAAAGGTTGGCTCTCCAACCTTGGAGAAACGGTTTCCAATGTTGTAACTCCAGAGAATGTAATGAAAGCAATTTTAAGTGCTGCTATTCCAGGTTTCGGTATTATGTCAACTGTTGCGCCAGCTCTTTCAGGGTTT